TGAAGAAAGAAGTTGATCAGCAGTAGAACTATTTGTCTTCTTCTTTACTTTAATTGCTCTGTTTAGTTTTCGACTTGCATCATACTCTAGTCCAGTAATCTCAAATCCTAAACGTGGAAGAGTAATCGCAACCTTCTTAGAAAGGTTTGGATCTTCCGTTAAACGAGACAACCACTTCTGTTTTGGGCCATATGCAAGTGGCACTTTCATAGTTTGTATAATTGCACCGGCATTGTTCTTACGAACAATTTCAATGTCATTAAACATTGTTCCAAATGCAACAACAATATCTCTTGTTGTCTCGTGATAAAAATGTTGTCCAATCATATTATTTTAATCCTATATCTCCAAATGGATTCGATTCTGTAAAGTCTAGTATCGTATCATCCAATCTTTCAAAATCATTATTATCAGACCTTTCATCTATAGTCTGAATATTATATTGCTCTAGTATTATATAGGAAGGTGATGCACCAGGCACCGAATTCTCTAATATAATAGAACCACTGTATGTTTCATCTTCAGCAAGAATATAATCATTAACACCAGAATCTTCTTGAATAATTAAACCACTTCTATCTTCAAGTCTAATTTGTTCATTAACAGTTCCCTGTTGTTCTAGTGTTACTTGATATTCAAGTTGGTTTAGACTGTTATCAGTTTCTACACCATCAATTTCTGCAATACCAGTTGCAAGGTCTTCATGACCATACTCAAATAAACGACACTTTAATTTGTATGCTGGAACATTGTGAACTTGATAGAAAGGATCATCGTGATCCACAAATCCAATTTCAAACAACTTTTGTGTTTTCGGGAAATAAATTAAATCTCCCTCATTTGGTCTACTTGATACAATTAAATTAGAATCTATAGAAACAAACTGTTCCCATCTTCTTCTTGCAACAATAAATGTTGCCTCATTTTGTATATCCAATCCAAACTTTGACATGAGTTCTTTTTCGCCCTCATATCCATCCACATTTTCAAAATACATTTCGATAAGATACGCTTCATTAAAAGAGGATAATGTATCCTCTCCAAAAATATCATCTTCATTAACCAGTTTACGAGGCATATAGTAGACATCTTGTCCATAAATCCTCAACTGTTCAATCATCAAGTCTTCATAGAGTGCCTGTTCTGGTCGTGTTCCAGTATCGAAATATACATTAGTCGGCATAACCTACCCTATCATATGCATTGGTGGAAGTTCGTATGCTAATTGAATTTGTTCCTCAAGTTTTTCGATTTCCGTTTGAGCCTCCTCAAAAAGTTTTGCCCCGTTGAGAGTAACACCACCCAACATCTGAACTCCTTCAAATTTAGAAAGATTTGCACCCCATTGACGTTTAATCAACTGTGTAGTATATTTTTTAAGATACATATCATTCCACACATCAGTATATGTTGAAGGATCTAAAACTCTATATGCTTCAATTACAATATAATCTCCAGCAGAAACAGCTGTCTGCCAATCCATATCCAAATACAATCTATTTTGGTGCTGATTAAATCGAATAGGAACTTGTCCAACCAAAATATTATCTAAAAAGTCGATATGTTGCATTGTCATTTGATAGTGAATAACTGATGTTGAACTAAAGTCATACAAGTCATTCAGTCTCAATTGATAACGAACATCAAAAAGATTAATATTTGCTTTATCCGAAAAATCAAAAACTCTTACTACACTAAGAATAGATTCTGGAACTGGAATATAATTTTTCTGTAGTTTCCATGTAGCAGTTGTTGAACCGTCTACATCTGTAACGGCCGTGAGTGTTTCATCACTCCTAGCACGAGTTATATCATCAGCAGTAATTTGATATTTTAAATAAACCCTCTCAACACCATCATAGTGATATTGTCCAAAATATTGAAGAGCTTCATCTATCCTATCTTCAACTTGATCTGGATCTACATTGATTTCAATTACTGGTTTACCTAGAGCTCTTAAACAATATTCTTTAAGGTTTGCTCTTGAACTTGGTGTTGCCATATCATTTTATCCTAATGCGATTGCCATTGCGATGGAGAACCCACTATCTGGTGCATTACCTTCTGCGACTTGAACCACAGTTCCATCACTCTTTTTACTATACATCTTTTGGTCTTCTAAATTGACCGCCAATTCACCAACCTCAAGATCAGAAGCCTGCGGCACTGAAGACGCAGTTTCCGATCTTTTGATTTTAATTGCTGTTGTCATTATCTAATACCTATTTTAATAAGTTCCACCATCAATTCCAGTAACAGTTACAGCACCAGAGGTAACAGTAAAGTTATCAGAACTAAATGATGCGACACCCTTAACAGAAGTTGTTGCAGTAGCAACACTAAATGTCAAGTCATCTGTTCCATCTGTAGAAGAAACAGTGATGTTTGTTTGTGTTCCGTTACCAATCATTGCAGCAACAGCGTCATAAACTCTTTCGTCTTGGTAATATAGGTTAGTAGAACCTTCACCAATGTCATCAGTGTCCAGTGTAATAGAAGCACCTAGAGCAACTGTATTAGAGTTAATTGTTACTGAATCATTGACAAGTTTTGCATTTGCAATTGAACCAGCCAACATTGCATTGGTAATACCAAGTGCCTTGACTTGTAGACTGTCCCCAGAAATCTCAATAGATGAGTCGTCCACATTTACTGCATGTGTTACAACATCACCAGAGACAGTTGAGGTAATACCAGAACCACCAGTGAAGGTGAAAGTATCACCCAAGTCTACTGCGTTTGAACCAGAGTCACCAGACATTGTAATGGTTGAGTTAGTCAACTTGGCATTTGCAATTGAACCGGCAAGCATTGCATTGGTAATACCAAGTGCCTTGACTTGTAGAGCATCACTTGCAATCTCAATAGAACTATCATCAACATTTACATCAATTGTATTACCAGTTTTTGTTAATGCATCTCCAGCAGAAATCTGTCCGGCACCAGAGAACTGATCGAATGTGATATCGTCTGTTCCAAGTGTTGGTGTTCCATTATGTGTTGCAACGTAACCATTATCTGCGTTGTTTGTTCCTTCTTCAACAAAAGTAAACGCACCACCAGTAATCTCAGACGCTTCGTTTGCATCTGGTGTTCTAGTAAGAACGAATGCAGCAGAAGCTCCACCAGTATTAGTTACCTTATAGAAACCATTCTCAACTGGGTCAGTCTGATCTTTAACAAGAACTCTATCGTTTGCAGATAGTGTAACACCATCAATTGCGATTGCACCGTTAGAGGTTGCAGTCAATGTTCCATTAGAGTTGTTGTAGGTTGCAGAAAGGTTTGCAGTTGTAGCAACTCTTACAGAGGCCTTAACGTCAAGTCCATTTGCAACTTGATCAACATATGCCTTGTTTACAAGTGACTGTGATTGGAAACCAGCACGAGACTCGTAACCAGAGGGAACGATTACTGTTCCTGTTCCATTTGGTTCTAGTGACAAGTCACCATCTGTATCTGTTGTCGAAACAATGTTTCCATCAATCGTGACATTATCAACATCAAGTGAGGTAATACCATTTAAGTCTGTCTGAGTATCACCTAGTGATACTGTATCAGAACCGATTGTAATGGAAGAGTTTGTAAGAGATGCATTTGCAATATTTGAAAGTGTATTACTAGACGCATCAATTGTCTTGTTTGTTAGTGTCTGTGTTCCAGTAAGAGTTGCAACCGTAGAATCAATTGCAAGAGTAATCTGATCTGCAGCGTGTGTAGATGTCAAACCAGTTCCACCTAGAATTGAGAGTGTGTCTCCCAAATCTACAGCATTAGAGTTTGAACCATCCGAAACTGTGATTGTAGAGTTTGCCAAATCACCGTTTGCAACACCTCCAGATGCAAGAGATACTGCACCAGAAGAAACAGAGAAGTTACTTGAATTAAAAGAAGCGACACCTTTGTTACTTGTAGTTGCGTCTTCACCAGCTACTGTAATTGTAGTTCCAGTATGAGTAACATCCATACCCTCACCACCAAGAACTGATAATCCGTGTGAAGATGGAGTTAATGCACCACTGTCTGTTGTTATTGTTTTAACAACATCATCACTTAGCGTTACCGCACCACTGGTAACACCAAAGTCTCCAGAATCAAAAGATGCAATACCTTTATTTGAAGTGGTTGCATCCTCACCAGAAATTGTTGTTGTTCCGGCAGAGTCATCATATGCAACATCAATACCTTCTCCAGCAACTACAGCACCACCAGTTTGATCTTGGATATATTCTTGTAGTGAAGTTGTTGCATCGACATACATGTTGGTAATAATAGATTTACCAGTTCCATTTGGAGTAACATTGATATTACCATTTGTATCTGTCGAGGAAAGTGTATTGCCGTCCAATGTAAGATTATCAACATTCCAAACATCAATCTTACTACTTGAATCAACAATAACAGCTGCACTGGCAGTCAATGTGCCATGTGTATGATCCATCAAATCAGTATAGTATTTACCACCGATTTTTAATGGTGTGTTAGTATTAGTGGTTGGATCACCAATATATAATCTTCCACCATTTCCGCCTGCATCAGTATCAGTTGCTGAAGTATCATAAATGTAAGCGAGTTCACCCTGTTCCAACTGTGATGGTAGGTTGGCAGTTGTGGTGCGTTTTACTTGAATAATAGTTGCCATTTTTTTCTACCTTGTTTTAAATTAAAATGCTCCACCGTTCAGACGAAGTTCGCCAGTATCGGTTTCGATTCGGTTTGTTATTACAAACTTTTCTGTGTTTCCATCATATTGTATCATTCCTCCATCTGCAACCGATGTAGCATCAACGTCAGCAAGTTCAGTCAACCTACCCCCTGTAGCACCAGATGGGCCCTGTGGGCCAGGCACTGTAACACGAGTTACTTGTGGTTGATTTCCTTGAGAAACCGAACCAACTATTGTTCTTGCCTGAGTTACTTTAGCAGAAATAGACATGATTAAGAGCTCCTAGAAACACTTGGGTTTACCACAGCATGACCCTCTACAACTCTAGTTTTCGTTCCATCAGAAGCGGTTATCAAAAGATCATAAACATATCTTCCCTCTTCTAAAGTTGCAGTTTCAGTGTCAGTAAGTGATATTGTTATTTTTCCAGTTGTGCGGTCAGAATCAAATGTTGACGTAAAAGATGTTGCAGTTGTTGATGCATATGTTTTACGAATCTGTCCAAGAGCGGTATAACCAGACAAATCTAAAGCTTCTCCAGCACTATCATTAATAGTTACTGTAGTAGAAAAGTCTGCACCTTGATCAATGAATATATTTGAAATAGTCGCCATTCCACACAATCTCCTTCTTTCATCTATTTATAAGGATTGTATGTTAAATAAAATAAAACCCGCCTAAGCGGGTTTTAGAAGTAATTATGAAGTTATTGATTTATTCACCATCAACAGATGCTTGTGCAGCAAGGTGTGCAGCATAGGCGTCTTTAACTGCCTGAGTGTGAACTGTAGCAGAGATACCTTGAACCTCTGCACTTTCACTAGTAACGTCTGCATCTGGAGCAACAACGTGTCTGGAAAATGAACGTGAAAGTTCAACACCATCTTCTTCAATAATTGTAGCAGTTCTCACTTGAATATGTTTGAACTTTCCTACTACTTCAATTTTATCTTCTTCTGTTCTTTTGGTAATTGCCATTTTATTTTCTCCTTTGTCCACCCCTAGAATCCACTAGAGGTATAAGTTTATTTATGCGTTCTCTAGAGCCTCTAGGCGTGTTTCAAGAGTGTCGATTTTATCAAGTGCTTCTTGTAAAGATTTAACAAGCAGTGGAACAATCTTGCCTTGGTCGATTCCTTGATAAACAGGGTTGCCATCATCATCTACTTCATCGTGTGTGCCTGTGATTGCTTCTGGAACAACTGATTGCACCTCGTGTGCTAGGAAGCCATCAACTGTGGTGTCAGGCTCAGCGATAAAGTTAAATCGCACAGGGTTGAGTTGCTTTAGGCGTGTTGTTGCATCCCAGTCTACTACCACGTTTTCTTTTAGGCGGTAGTCAGATGTGGTGTTGTATGCTGTTGAAGAACTGTTTACTGATATAGAACCAACTGGACTTGTGTTTGCATAAAAAAGATGAACATTATGTGTTCCTGTAACACTTAATCTAGTCCAATACGCTACTGTTCCAGCCCTTCTGGCGATTAAGTTTCCATCTTGCGTCAA